CTATGTGTTATTTTTTTCCAAAACCTCTTTTATCCTTGCGCTCCGGCTCTCTACGCTATCTTCTTCACTAAACATCCTATGTTCGCTATACTCAAACGGCGGCAGGTCTTTAACGAAATCATAAATTTCCTCAAAGCTTAAAATCTTGCCGTGCAGGTCGTAGCCGACGTTTAGCGCCTTGCCTTTTATATTTGCGATATTTGCGTGGATATGGCCGTAGAGCTGGATCGCGCCGTGGTGGCATGCGTTCCACTCGGCTAGCGGATAGTGAAAGAGCACGAGGCGAAATTTATCCTGTCCGTGCTGCACGGTTATATCTTTGTATTCGCAAATTTCCTCAAACAGCGCGTTGCCGTCTTGCTTTTTTATGCCTAGTAGCTCGTCTTTGCGCTTTTTTATCGCTTCATCGTGATTTCCTAGCACTAGGACGTGCTTTCCGTTTAGCTTGCTAAAGATTGATATGCTGGTCTGCATATCCTTGTGAAAGCTTAGATCGCCTATGTTATAAACCGTGTCGCAGGGATTTACGCGCGAGTTCCAGAGGCGAATGAGCGCCCTATCCATCTCCTCTACGCCAGAAAAAGGCCTAAAGCATGGATGAAATTTCATGATACTACTATGTCCGAAATGCAAATCGGAGGTAAAATAAATCATCGTTTTTCCTAAAATGTATTTAAAATTTACGGCGGCCAAGCAAATAATCCTTGACGCTCAAATTCGTAAAAGATTGCCCAAATTTGCGAATTTGCCTGTTTTTTGGCTTTTGGATTAAATTTAAGACGGTATAAGCCGTGCGGCTTTAAATTTGCTCTAGATTTTGAGACGGGTACGGCTTACGCAACCTTGCTAAATTTACAAGCCTAGCTGCATTTATCCTATTAAAATGCTAAATTTATGCTTAAATTTAGACTTATAGGCTTACTTCAAATTTCGCGCCGCTTTTTATTTCCATGATAACTAGGCGCTTGAAAAACACGGCCCCTACGTCCATCGAAAAGACGTTATTTTCGCGTCTGGTTATCCTATTTTCTTCGCTTGCGACGTGCCCGTGAAATATCCTCTTACCCGTATTATTACTCTCCCAAAAGGGCTCTATACTCCATAGTACGTAGTCCTCGTCCTGCTCCTCTTCGCTTTTGCCGCCGTCAAAGGCTGCGTGGACGAATATGCTTTTTTCAGAGCTTACGACGTGGGGCATATTGCTGATGAAATTTTTGAGCCAAGTAAGAGAAAATCTACTTAAATTTCTCTTACAAATTGATTTCTTCGTCTTGTTTCCGCCGTTTTTGATCCAAATTTGATACTCCATCGGATCGCAACCGAAAAATCCGTCAAACATCATCTTTTCGTGATTTCCAAGCACGTGAAGTAGGTTGTATCCGTCTTTGATTAGCTCGATATATCTTTGATACAGTCCGATCGTATCCTCACCTCGGTCGCAGCTGTCGCCTAGGATTATAACCAAATCGCTTTTTGTTAAATTTATCTTTTCAATCATCAGCTCAAAAAGCCCGAGACTGCCGTGCAGATCGCCGAATACGAAAATCCGCGCATAGTTATCTTCGTTTATATGTTTTATCTTTATCATTTTTGGTTCTTGTGCGTAAATTTGTGGAAAATTTTTGGGTTAAGTTTTTTGTATAAAGGTAGTGGAATTTTATTCATAAAAGATAAAAATTGGCTGAAATTTGTAGTAATTTGTACAAATTTCAGCTGAAAAATTATTTCAAGTATACCCCTTCGCTGTTTCTAACAATTTCTTCCAGCTCTTCTATGCGCTTTGAGTCCTGCGGATGAACGAACTCGTAGCTCTTGACGCGAAATACTTTCGAATCTTCGCCGTCTTCAAGCTTGTATTTTACGAAACAGTAGTAGCTGTGATCCGAAAAATAAGACGTCTCAATGAAACACAAGTATTCTCCTGCTTTTTCATCAAACTCTATTTTTTCCAGCGTTTCATCGCTGTTCTCCCACATCCAGGGGTCGTTTGGCAGATTGAGCTGATAAAATTTTAGCCCGATATAGCCCGCAACTTGAAAATATTCACCACAAAAAATGATACTACAGTTTTTGAAAAAATCTGTATATCTAACCATGAGTTCTCCTTTTTATTGAAGTTATAAGGGCAGTGTATCGAATCACGAGAATGGATGCAAGCAAAAACGGGTCACGCATGAGAAAAATCGTAAATTTATTTATTGATATTGTTAAAAGCCCATAAAATTGGACTTCACGTAATCATATTTTTATTCGACCCATGTTAAAATTCCAATAAATTTCAAGGCTTCCCAATGAAAATTCTCCATGCGACAGATCTGCATTTTAATAAATCGTGGTTCAAATTTATCAAAGATACTGAATCAAATTTCGACGTTATTTGTATAACGGGCGATTTTATCGACGCTTTTGACGAGGGCGGGATAGCTCCGCAGATAGCTTACGTTAGCAAATGGATTACAAATTTTACTAAACCTGTATTTGTTTGCAGCGGAAATCACGACGTAGGGCTGGCCTACGAGCAAGAGTGGTTAAACGATATCCCAAAAGTTTACGCAGACAACGCCGTAAAAGAAATAGACGGAGTAAAATTCGGCTGTGTTCCATATTTGAGGCCTAATTATGAAAAATTTACTCAGTGCGATGTTTTACTTTCGCATGTTCCGCCTGCCTACACGAAGGCTTCCGTGGGTGCTAGCGGCAATGATTACGGTAGCGAAAAACTTTATAATGCTATCGGCAAACAAGTCATAAGCCCAAAAATCCTTCTTTGCGGGCATACCCATAATCCTATAAAAAATATATGCAGGCTAAAGTATACCACGATTTATAATCCCGGTTGCGATAGGAATTTAAAAGAACCGAAGATTATCGTCGTGGAGATATAAAACGCCTCTAACTGAAAAAATGGCTTTAGTGCGAGTTACGAATTGGTTTTTTGATAAGCTACGTCGTTTAAAATTTTTAGAACGATTGAAACATTAAAAATAAAGTAAGCTAGATGTGTATATAATACTTACTAAAAATAAGGATTTAAGGTGAGCAAAAAAGATAAATTGATACGCGAACTTACCCAAAATCCTCTTAACGTTAGGTTTGAGACGCTTAAAATTTTACTAGAAAACGAAGGATATAGCGCCTCAAATAACGGTTCAAGCCATTGGCAGTTTAGAAAGTCGGGCAAAGATACGATAACCATACCGTATAAACGCCCGATCAAGCCGATTTACGTAAAAATAGTTTTAAAAGCGTTAAAGGACGATCAATGAAAAAAGACGTTGAATACTACATGAATTTGCCTTACGAGATCATAGTCAAAAAGCTATCAAAGGACGAAGGCGGCGGATATCTGGCTAGATATAAAGATTATCCTTTGGTTATGGGCGACGGCGAAAATGAGGCTGAAGCGATAGCGGACGTAAAAAAGGCTTTTAGATTCGTCATAGAAACGGACCTAAAAGAGGGCGTAAAAATAATCGAGCCCGGCGACGATACAAAATTTAAACGCATCAATATCACTATGCCCGAATCCATAATCAACGCCATAGATAAAATAACCAACAACCGCTCGGCTTGGCTTAGCGATACCGCCAGGAGAGCATTATCTCTATGAGAGAGCAGGCTAAACAAAAAACCTACTTCGGACTTGAGATATTTTCAAACGGCTACTACTCTGGCGTCAAAGAAAGCGATATTAAAAGGTTGCCGTTTTACGAATTTTGGCTCAAAAAGAGTCTTGGCTCGACGCAAGGCGTGTTTGTCGACGAAAACGGCAAGGAGATAGATGGTGAGAGGCTGGTTTATCTGCACGATTGGGAGAAATTTTGCAAGATATTTATAAATACCGGCAAGTAAACATTTTTAAAAACCGCTATAATACTTCAAATTTAACAAAGGAAATCCCTTGAACATAATAAAAAGCATATTTAGTAAAATTTTTAAAGGCGAGCAAGGCGAGGCGGACGTATTTGAAGCCATAGGCAAAATTTTAAACTCCAAAGGCGATGAGAACTACTATCTCATCCCAAAAGCCACGCTTGATGATGCGGCAGGCTCATCAAAGGAGATTGATCTGCTATTGCTTCATCCTGTATTTGGTATCTACGTCATCGAGGTCAAAAACTGGTCAAATTTAAATCAGATAGATAGCGCAAACGACCCTTACGAGCAGGTTAAAATTTATCAAAGAATGCTGCTTGCTAAAATCCAGTCCGAACTTAAAAAAGTACCGATAAACGTGGAATACCGAGTAATCTTTCCGTCCGTTAGCAAGGATGAGGCCGATAAATTTTATGAAAAAAATCCAAGCTATAAAAACTTTAAAAACCATACATTTTTTAAAGATGATTTAGCTAACAACAACGACATATTTGCCAGGTTTTTCCACTCATCCGTTGCGGATCACATCCCAAACAAAAAAGAGTTTCTAAAAATCTCACAAATGCTAGTCAGTCAAAGCAAGCTAAAACAAAAAATCATCCCGATAATTACGAAAGACGAGATTATTTTTTTTGACCGTAAGCAGCTTAGTATCATGAGCGGCTATACAGGCGGCTTTCGCGTGATAAGGGGCGTGGCCGGCACGGGCAAGACGATGATTTTAGCAAATTTCGTCGCAAATAGGCTAGAGCGAGACGATAGCGAGAAATTTTTAGTGCTTTGTTTTAACAAAAACCTAGCCGAAAACATAAGATCAAGCTTTGGCGATAGGTTTATGAAGCAAAGTATAGCCGTATACTCCATTATCTCGCTTTTAAATCGCATAGGATTTGACGAGGCTAAACTTGGTATCGACGAAAAGACGAGCCTAGATGAAAAATACAAAATCTTTGAAACGGATGAAGCCATAACTGAATTTAGAGCTAAATTTAGCGCTCATCTGGCAAAACATCCGATCGATTATGTCCTTTGCGACGAGACGCAGGATATGCCGGCGGGATTTATGAGGGTTATTTACGAGGAGATAAAAGACTGCGTGTTTTTTATAGACGAGGCGCAGAAATTTTACCCCTATACGATGAATAGCATCGCTGATATCTTTCATCATCCAAAATTTGAGCGCATAGATATGAGAGGGCGGGTAAAAAACCTAAAAAACGTCTACCGAACGCCGTCAAATATCGCTAGGTGCGCATTTGAAATCTTGCAAAACGATAGCGCGATAAATACCTACTATAAAAACAGCTTTTACCTAGATAAAAGCTTTCTGGAAGACATCGAATGCGTACTGCAAGACGGAAGCGTAAACGTAAGGGCTATGGATGACTTTGCGCAGCTTAGAGGCGTTTTAGAGTCCTTGCCCATAAACGAAACTAGCGTAGTTTTAAGCAATAGTAAAAAATCGGTCGAGGCCATAAAAGAATACGCCTTGCCAAAAGATAAAAACATAGACGTGCTTACAATGCAATCTATCAAAGGCCTTGAAGCTCAAAATATCGTTATACACAACTTTTTGCCGTTTCTGCAAACGACGCTAAAAAACGACCGCAAGCTATTTTATAGAAAAATTTATGTTTTATTAACTAGAAGCAAGGAAAATTTATACGTTTCGATTCCGGAAAAACTTGACGAAAATTTACCCGATGAGATTAAAAGCGTAATAGAAACGATAAAAAAATACGCAAGCATAGCAAAAGCTGCCGAAGGGCCAAGTAAAGACGAAAAAACCGCAAGCTCAAAAATAAAACTAGCCTCCATAAAACCCGTGCTAAGAGATATAAAAGACGGAGCCGAGCTAGTGGTGGCCGGAAGCGAACTGTTTGCTATAATAGCAGGGCTATTTGGGTAAGATTTAGCTTTAAATTTGGGCTTACGGCGTTTCTTGCCGCAAGGTTAAATTCAGGCTCGCAGTCTTTGCTCATCTTGGACGTAAATTTATACTCTCAAACTTAAATTTGACGAAGTTCGGCAGGGTGAGGCTAGAGCTTACCTTGCCCAGGTCCGTCGCAGTGTTGATAGGATGCTACGACATAAGTTTAGGGCTTATAGGGAATTTCAAATCAAAAAACGAGAGTTATCAGGATTATCTAAAAAATATTGACGACGATATATTTAAGGACAGAGCGAGAGACTGCATCAATAAAGACGATATAAGCAAGATGAGTTAAGGGCGCCAAAGGGCCTCTCGGTAAAACGGAAAGACCAAATTTCCCCCCCCCCCCCCCGTATAGCAAATTTAGAAAACGAGAAAAATAAAATGAGAAAATTTAAAACATTAAGCAACGTAGCTATTATACCTTTGGGCGAGACGAGAGTTGCGAGTTATTCAAAACGAAAATGCAAAGAGCGTGTAAACAAAAGAGAGGAGATAAAAAGAAGCTACCGATAAATATGCCGTAGTGGAGCTTTTAGGGAAGGATTTTTTATCTATTTTTCTACTTCATTTGATTTGGATAGGTTTGAGAGCAGGCTACCGATACTTCGAAATGAAGGTCAAAATTTAGATAGCGGCGAGCCAAATAAAAGCTTGTTTGCCTAATTTATAAAAGAGATAGCGGAATTTAACTTTAAAAACCGAACGAACGCCTATGAGCTAAAAGACCTCAGCGTTGAGCAAATGGTTATCGTAAGATATCTGCTACAAGAGAAGCTAAAGGATGCTAGAGAGGCTGTGACCGGGAAGGAGTAACAGGTAGTAAAAAATATGCCTCGCCAAGGCTTGCGGCTTGATGCCGACTTTACCCATTGATATTACAAGGCCGGTTTTTAATAAAAACATAAATATGGACTATTGCTTATGTGTGTGAGGCGGGTTTTAAGAGGTGCTTGTCGCAGGGTAAAACATGCGAGGAAGCAGCACTAATGCCAAAAAAACCAAATCGACATAAAAACCGGTATACAAAACGACTTTTCTTATAGTGAGGCGATTTCTTGACGAGAGTTACGATGAAATTTACGAGGAATACGCATACGAGGAGAGTCGGATATAAAAATATGCTATAATGCGGTCAATTTAACTTCAAAGGTCATATAAATGAATGCATTAATACAATTTAGAGTAGATAAAGAACTCAAAAACGAAGCCGATAAACTCTTTAAAGAGCTCGGGCTTGATCTTGGTACGGCGATAAAGCTATTTTTAAAGCAATCGGTAAATAAGCAAGCCATACCCTTTGCCATAACGGCGCAAAAAGACGAAATAGACGCGAAGTATCTAAAAAGCGTGATAGAAAATATAGATAGCGGCAAGGTAAAGATGATAAGAAAAAATCTAAGCGAGCTTGAGAGTTTAGCCGATGCTTAATATCGAGTTTTATCCCGACGCATGGGATAATTACCTAAATTTTACTAGCGACAAGAAGCTTTTTGCGAAGATAAATATACTCATCAAAGACATCGTTAGAGGTAATGAAGCAGAAGGTATAGGCAAGCCCGAAGCGCTAAAAGGCGATCTAAGCGGTTGCTACTCTCGCAGGATAGACGGTAAAAACCGCATCGTTTATAGGACCAAGGGCGATACGGTGCAAATTTTACAAGTCGGAACGCATTACAAAGAGAAGTAATTTTAGCTAAGCCGATGCCAAGAGGATCGCATCGCCGGCTAGATGCCGCACGGAGGCTGTAAGCCCCAACGCTAACGCATCTGAGAGGATAGCTTGAAAAACTCATAAATTTTACCTAAGTTGTCGCCGTTTTAGATAAAAATGCGCCGTTGCTGGCGTTTTTAAGCGGAAGTATAAGTAAATTTTATGGTAAAGTAGTTTGAAAAATTGAAATTTTAAGAGTGATCGTCATAATGGGAATTAACCCATGCGTAACGCTTTAGTATTTTTCTAGCTCGTTTTAGCTCATTGCTTGGCGTCTTTCACGCTTTTTTAAGAAATAGTGAAAGATTATCACGATTTGAACTGCATCATATTAGTATAATTTAAATGCAAAATTTCGCTCTTGCGGTAAAGCCTGTTCAATTCTTTTAATTTAACGCTCGCATCTTTTAGCTCATCTAGCGTCTTAAAGAATTCGCTCTACTTATCCTCTTTGACCGGAGTTAAACCACTTCGTTATCATTAAGGCTCTTTAGTGTAAATTCTTTAAAGTTGCCTAATTTTAGGCTTTTTAGAAGCCTCAGTGCCAAAGAATTACCGCTTTTAATACTTTTAATCTTGTTTGAATAAATGTATTCTCTAGTATTTATTTTTATAAGTATATACGAAATAAGATAAAATATTCTTATGTTTTACGCATGCTTATGTATATTTTAAAAAGAGATTTTAATCGTATACCCTAAAAGAGATTTGAATTGTGAACTCAAATGCTCCTAAAGCTTGTTCCAAAATTTAGTACAGTTTTTTAACTATAAAATTACTTATAATCTTGATATATCGGTATTTTGCTTGTTGTAGAAATAGATGAGTCTGTGATAGAAAAATAATTGTAAATAAAGGTAAAAAATTATACAATATCATATAGTATAAATCCCCGTATTTAGGGCTTAGAAAGGTGGTAAATGATAGAAAAATTTTATAGTACGGCGGAGTGTCCCTCTCTGTCCGCCACCACTTCAAGAAACACACAGAAAGTCCCCGCAACTTACAGCAAGAAAATCACGCTTTTAACGATAATTTAAAGCATTTTTACATAAACTTACGGCAATAAAAAGCAGCTAAAAGAAATTAACAGCGGCGATTTTTTGCTGACTATTTGGCTGACCACACAAGAAAAATAGCCAAAATTTACCGCCGCTAGTCAGCTAAAAGGATATACGATGCCTAAATTATCGGCACAGCTCACGATAACCCAAGTTAAAAATTTAAAGCCTAAAGATAGGCCGTATTTTGTGAGCGATAGCGATAACCTGCTATTAAAAATAATGCCCAACGGCAATAAATTTTTCATCTACGAATTCCGCAACAAGCTAACGAATAAGCGTCAAAGAATTACGATCGGCAAATTAGGCGATATAAGCCTAGCCGAAGCTAGAGAAAAGCGAAACGAGCTTAAAAAGCAGCTATTGGACGGCGTAGATATTTCAAAAGACGAAAGCAGGGCTACCCTGCGCGCGATATACGCCGAGTGGATAAAAACAAAGAGTAAAATTAACGAAAAACATCTGTTTTGGATAAAAAGGAGATTTGAAATATTGCTATTGCCTAAACTAGGCGACGCGGATATTAAAGATATAAGCAGAAAAGACGTAATAAATACGCTCGCGCCTCTTTTAGAGGATGAAAAACGAGAAACCGCCAAAAAGGTTTTAGGAATGCTAAACGGCTTTTACAAATTCGCGCTTTTGCACGAATACGTAGAGCACAACATTATCGCCGACATCGACAAACAAACGCTAATCGGCAAGCGCGACGTTAAGCATTATGCTCACTTTACGACCGAAGCGGAGCTAAGAAATCTAATACGCGCAATAAAAGGGTATTTTGGGGATGAAAGGATAAAAGCATGTGCACTATTTATGCTTTATACGGCAGTGCGCGGAGAAAATGCAAGGTTTGCCACGTGGAGCGAGATAGATTTTAAAAATAGCCTTTGGAGTATTCCCGCTAGCAAAATGAAAAACCGTAAAGCTCACGATGTATTTTTAACGGATAGCGTTAAAAAGCTACTGCTAGATTATCGTGCCGGACTGCCGCTACAAAGTGAATTAGTTTTCCCGTCGGTTAAATCTAACATCCGCCCTATAAGCGACAATACCGTCCGCTCGATGCTGCGAAATTTAGGCTTTAGTAACGAGATGATTACGCCGCACGGTTTTAGGGCTACTTTTAGCACGATAGCACACGAAAGGCAAGACGAGCACGGGCAAAATAGCGACGTTATCGAGCTTTGCCTCGCGCACGTTGAAAAGAATAAAGTGAAAGACGCCTACAATCACGCCAAGAATTTAAAACAGCGCGCGGCGTTAATGCAGTGGTGGAGCGACTTTTTAGATAAGCTTAGCTTTTAAAACGGCTTATCCTTCTAAAAACTGATTGTGCTCTATAAAAAAGCGGTCATTATCGTTTGCATACCAAGCTCTTTGCATACGCGCTTAACGATGTTTTCCTCTGCGGTCATTTGCTCTCCTTGTCAAAATCAAATCGTAGCTGATAGTTTTTAGAATACGATTTGTTAAAAAGATAGATAAAATCGTCCCAATCGTCAGCTACTTTCATAAGCGTAATAACGGATATTAGGTGCTTATCAAGGTGCGGTATGCCCGTGTCTAGCGTTAAGCTCTGATGAAATTTATATAAGTTGTTTCCGCTTTCGCTTTTGGGCGTTTTATTTCTAAGCTCCTCAAGCACGCCCTCGGGGAGCTGCTTGTACACTATTTCGTTTGTTATCTTGCCTACGATTTGCGGCATTTTGTGGTGAGTTTGAAACTCGCCCCACTCTTTGAGCCTAAAAATTTGCTCGTAAAACTCGTCGGGGAAACGCTTCGTCCATTCTAAAAACTCGGCGGAGATGTATTTAGAAAGTATCTTTTGAAGTTCGTCTTCTTCGCGCTCTTTTTGATAGCCTGTTATTTCATCAACGAGGGCGACGATGCCGACTTTGGCAAATGCAGACATAATATGGAGCAGTCTTTTTGCTATCGCGCTTTGATTTTCGTTTAAAATACCTCTGTTGTCCGCCATAACGTAAGCTTTGCAAACATCAACGAATAGCTCGGCTTCAAACGGGATAAACGCCGGTCCGACGATGCCCGAGATTTTACCCAAACTTTGCGTATCAGCCCCTAAAATCCATATTTTTAGATGGTCCGATAAAAAAGGCTGTATCCAAGCGGCTTTTAAATTTCTAAGCAATGCGCCGCTGCCTCCGCCTCTTAAATCCATAGCCCGAGCCGTCCCGCGCAGAGATAAAAGGCGACGCTTATCGTCGGTGACGTAGCACTCTATCGTGATGTCGTCCGCGATTTTCCAGTCGCCCTTGTGAGTTACTTTGGCGTTTTTTGGCTCTTTACACGTGGCTTTGATTGGATTTTCATCGGTCATTTTTTTACCCTTTCTTAAATTTACGCGATTATATCAAAATAAGCCTTAGACGCTTTGGCCTGATTTGTAGGCGCGGATAGATTTTAGCGAGTAGTAGATTACCCGCGAATTGACCTTATTTGCTACGATCACGCCTTGCTTTACCTTGTCGTAAAGCGAGCGGGCGGATATGCCGAGCTCTTTTAAGGCCTCGTCTTTGGTTATGAATTTATCGCTCATCTCTACTCCTTGACTTGATTTATCGTGACTATCACGCGGTTAAGCTTGCCGTCGTCTAGTTTTTCTATCTCGTGCGTTATCCACGCTATTTTGGCGGGGCGCTTCGTTTCGGCTTGCGCGACTTCGTTGTGTTTCTTGCAAAATTTATCAAGCTCGGCTAAGGCCGCTTTTTCTTTTTCTCTGTCGGGGCTACTCATCTTGATCTGCCTCCGCAACTGCACGTAACAGGTTTGCCGTCTGCGTCCAAAAATTGAGTTATCCCGCCTGCTTTATATCCCGAATAAACTATGAATTTAAGCCCCTCGATGCAAACCGTTTCTATGTCGTGAGTTTTCTCTGTAAGCTCGCAAATTTCGGTTTTTGGCGTGTCCGTCCCATCGCAACCTGCAAATAAAAATGCTAGTAAAATCAGTAACTTTTTCATTTCTCGTCCTTTATCCTAAACCCTAACGCGTAAAGCGGGGCAATGTCTACGCTCTCGCCTACAAACGCCTGCGCCTGTGCTCTCGTCATTCTCGTTTGGCTTATATGCCAGCCGTCGGACATCTTAAACTCCCAATACCAAAGGACATCATCGACTTTTACAAGAACAAAAGGGTTGGTATATCCAAAATCGCCGTAAGCGTGAATATCTTGCAGCATTAGTGTGTCGGCTTCGTGCTGCCTAAAAATAACCCTATCGCCTTTTTTAAAGTTGCCCGGTATCGGCTTCACGCGGTATTCAAAATTAGCCCAATCCCAAAGCGGGTATTTTATCTCGCTCCAATCATTCGCGCCTTTGTCGGATACTTCTATCGTCTCGCCCCGCGTGTAGGCTTGCATTACCGCTATCATTTCGTTAGTACTCATTTTTTTATCCTTAAATGTTTTCAATATAAAAATACGCTAGGCGTTGGCTATCCTCTGCCTCTTTGCGGTATTTGGTATCGTAGCTTTTATCCACGATATACGTTATCTTTTCTTTGTTTAGCGCGTAGAATTCCGCTAGTATCGGCGCGAGTTTCTGCCCCTTACGCTCGTTTGGTGCGAAACGCAAATAAAGCAAGTCGCAGGCTAGCTGTGGGGCTGTCGTGCTAAAATCGTCTTTGTGCATACGGGCTTTGTTATCTAGCGCGCTAATTTGGGTATCAATCCGCTTTCTAAATTCGCGGTAATACTCAATGATCGGCATCATTGCCGCCAATAGCTCGTCGATAAACTTTGACGCTTTCTTGTTAATAAAAAGCCCTAATTCCTCGGTGCTATCCATTTTGAGAAAAGAGTATGCCATCACGAAAATGGCGGCGTCTTTTAACTCGCTAGTCGTCATTTTTGCACCTTTCATAGTCTGCTTTATACCATTTTGCCACAGCTTCAGGGCTTTTATCTTTGACCCATTTGCCGATAGTTTTGTCATACTTACCCGTGCGTGATGAAATTTCTTTGATAGTTTCTAGCATACACCGATAGGGGTTGTAGCCGCGCCGTCCGATCAATAAATACGCCCTAGTGGCTAACGCTACTAATTCGTTATCCTCGATAAAGATCGCCAAGCCCCCTACGCCGAATATAATATCGTGAGATGAGGAGTGTAACAATACAGGCGGATGCCATTTAACGGGGCGTTCACTCATTGCATTTATCGCAAACACGATAATGTCGCAAAGAGCGTCCACGCGCTCGTTATCGTTTTGCGCCCTGAAATATTCGGCTAGTTCCTCGCATAGATTGCCGAGCAGCCCCGCGCGTTGGCTCTCAACGCTTAAACGGCGCTCGGCTTTCCACGCTTGCAATAATTTGTAAATTTCGTTTAGCTGTTTTTGCATATTAACTCCTTATGGATTGCCGATACGGCTTATTATGCCGCGCAGTCTACGGTCTTTGCTCGTCATTGTCTTGGCGTTTAGTGCCGCCTGCGCGCTTTCTTTGACTTTTCGCAATATCTCCGCCGCGCGCGAGGCAAGACTACTTTTTTACGTCGTAGCATTTTGATTTCCTCTTGCGCCGCTTGCAATTTTGCCTCTAAATCATTCATAGCCGCCCCTTTAACGCCTCAAGGGCTCTTTCCTCGCCTAGCCGCTTGATTACGCTAGGCACTATTTGGCTTGCCCAATACTTATCAAGTTTGCGCCCGTAGTATTCTAGGGCTTCTTTTTCGCTTAGCTTGATGTGCGCGGGTAGCGGGTCGCTAACCCAGACCCCGTTTTGCATACGCATACTCGATTTTTGCGCCATTACCGCTTCGCCGTAGGTCATTCCCCTTTCCTCACTACGTCCTCGCTATTGTCTATCCAGTGGATGCTCGGCGCGCCTTTGTGCCTAGTATCAAAAATATACCAAGCATATACCATCATCCCCGTTTCGTATTTGCCGTCTGGGCGTATCTCTGCGGATAGCAAAGGGTAGCGCGCGAAAACATAAACTTTTTCTAAAATCTCGCGCGAATAAATTTCGTCTAGCCGCTCTTTGCCGTGTAGATAATTAAGCGGTAGCAAAAATGCAAATCTAGGCGCGACATCGCAAGCTTTGAGTATAAACTCTTTGGCTAGGCTAAAAGGCGGGTTTGTAACAATCGCGTCAAATTTGCGCGTTTCGGCTAGAAAATCTTTGCCGTCTAGCAGCAAATCGTAAGTCGTAATATCCTCGTAGCCCGCCTCTTTTAAAATCGCCGTTATCGCGCCCGCACCACACGCAGGCTCTAGTATGCGCCCCTTAAATTTTTCAACCTCTAAGAGTCGCCGCGTGATGCTATACGGCGTCTGATAGAAGTCGCTTTTTGATCGCTTCTTGTTCGTGTTGCCGCTGAAATTCTTTCCCATAGTCGCCCCTTAAAACGGTATCGTTTCGTCGTTATCGTATTTGTCGGCGTCCACGTCTATCTCGTAGTCGTCGGCAGGCGGTTTTTGCTGTTGCGGTTTCTTAGGCGCTCCTTGCTGCGAGTGCGAATGTCCGCTTTGCTGATAGCCTTGATTACTTTGCTTTGACTCGCCTAGCATTGTCATATTCTCGACGGCTACCGTGTGCTTGCTTCTGTTTTGCCCGTTATTGTCCGTCCATTGGTCAAATTTTAATCGCCCCTCGATCAAGAGTTTTGAGCCTTTGCCGAGGTATTGATTGGCCGTCTCCGCTTGTTTGCCGAAAAACGTAATGTCGATAAAGCACGTTTCCTCGCGTTTTTCGCCGTTTACGTTAAATTTTCTCGTTACGGCGATGGCGCTGTTGCCTATCGCCGCGCCGCCTTGGGTGTAGCGCAAATCAATATCTTTTGTTAAATTTCCGACTAAAACTATTTTGTTAAACATTTTTAATTTCCTCTTTGAATTCTTGTAAATATTTCGGCTCAAAGCCGTTTTCAGCCATTACCAGCTCAATAAAAGCAATATGAGCTAGCATATCGTGCGTGGTTAGCTTTTTGTAGCTAAAGGGCTTGCCGCCTTTTTCACGCGGGTAGTCGAAGTCCAAAACCTTTAAAAGCTGTTTTAGCGTGTCGTGCGTGAGATAAAAAGGGCGCAGAGCTAGCTTATGCTCGCGTATTTGCAAATATCTAAGCGCGCCTAGCTCCCGCAAAACTACGCCGTGCATAAAGCGGTTAAACCGCGACGAGATGATCACGCCGTCCTCACGCCCCAGCTAACCGACCCCGCCTTTAGATACTCGCTAGGTATTATCGCCCCCGTATGCTCGCAAAACGCTTTATAGTCGTAGCTTTCTTTTCGCTCGGTCTTGTAGATAGTTAGCCCGTATGCTTTCATTTCCACGCCCGCGGCTTTTTCTATCGCTCTATCTTTTAGGGCTTGTAGCTCGTCCTCGATCTGCTTTTTGCGCTCGGTTAGCTCGGCGATATTTTCGCTTAGGCTTAGCCACTCCTCGTCGGGCGCGGTGTCTTTGTAGGTTTTCTCAAACTCGTTCCACGCCTTGATTAGCTTTTTTATCGCCTTTTCGTCGCGCTCGACTTCGACATGCTCGCACTGTACTTCAAAATCCTCGTCTATGTAGCCCACGGCAAATATACATTTTTTAGCTTCGCTCACGTAGTATTGGTGCTGTATCTGCCAAAAATATTTTTCGCTAGGTTTGCCGTTTTTGCGTAGATACTCTAGCTCGCTATCGCTAAATTTTATCTCGCAAAACGTGTCCGTAAATACGTCGTATCCGTCAAGACTAGCCGAAAATCTAGGGTCGGCGTCGCTTTGCATTACGACGGGTGAGAGGTCTAAATTTAGCTTCTCGTTTAATATCGCCCTTATTTTCGGCTCGTATTCTTGCCCGCGCTTCATAGCACCCGATTGAAAAACTTGCTTGTCTTGATACTTGATTTGCGCTAGCTGGTAGGGCTTATTAAAGCCCACGCCCATAACGTCGCCCGCCTCGCTAGCGTTGAATTTGCCTTTGCGGTATTCTAGCCACTCGGGGGTGTTTTGAGTTAAATTTATTAACATCGTTTATCCTTTACGCGCTTTGTTTGTTTTTGTCTATCGTCGCCATTAGAGCGCTTTTAGCCTTTTCATACGGCGCATAGCGCAACTCGCTAACCTTAAATCTAGCCGCTACGGTATTTGGAGCTACGCCTGCTATCTCGCACAGCTCGCTAAGCTCGGCTAGCTCCTCGGGCTTTAGCAGCTCTTGCTTTGGCTCTCGTTTTTGGGGCTGCCTCGGCTCATCATCGTGAGTATTCGTAGCGTCCGCGTCTTTGGTGTCGTCGATAGCAAAAAGCCCATTTAATGCGTATTTGCGCGCATAACTTGACGCGCTGCCCGTGATTTGGCTTTCGTCCATACCTTTTTTTGTTTCCGCCTCTCTAGCAAAGCCCGTCGTGCTTATCTCGACGTCTTTGCCTCTTAGCGTCGCCGTTGCTTTTACGTATATACGATTTGCTACCTGCGTTATCTCGTCGCTTACCGTGAGCGCGACGCCGTATTTTCCTAATAGCGGCTTAACGGCTTCGGTTATGTCCTCGCAACTTCTGTATGAATACCCGCCAAATTTGTTAAATTGGCTTTTTGGAGCTTTTAGCTCACATTGGATTTTACTTAGTATTTCGATCATTTTTCCCTCTTTCGTGATATTTAGCCTGCACCGCAAGCCCTAAAAACTGCATTATAAGGCTGGGCTTTGAGTTAGTCATCTTTGCCAACTCCACGATGTGTGTCGCAGTTTGGTCGATGTAGCCGTCAAATTCTCGCGCGAAGTCGTCTTTAAAGCGCGCTATCTCGTCTTGCGTCATCGCTCCCCCTTTTGAAATGATTTTACAAAGGCGATAAACTCGCCGACGGTTAAATATTTGTCCGTTTCGTCGCCCCTCTTAAATAGAGAGGCATAAAATTTAAATGTTTGCATACTCATCTTTTATCCTTTAACAGCTTGGGGTTTTCGTAGATATTCCCCAACACTTCGATTTCCCACATACAAGTGAAATAATCTACGCAAGCGCCTCTATCGCAACAAAACGCGCCCATCTCATCGTCATATTTAATAACTTGCGTATGCGTTTCTCCGCCAGCGTCGTCGTATTTGACGATGTCGTCCTCGTAAATTTCTACGCCGTTTTTGTCTTTTAAGCCGGTGTATTGCATGACATTAAAAGGCCTTTGCTCTGGAGTTCCTGGGAAAATTTCCCAAGCGGGCAAGTGAAAAATATTTTCCCAATTGATCATTCTTGTAGCTAGCACGCTCCAAACTCTAAATTTAATCTCTCTCATCCCGCTATCCTCGCAAATTCATCTGTAATTACTCGAAATGGCTCTAAAATCTCGGCCGTCGTCTTTGCTATCCTAGCCTTGCGCTCCTCTTTGATTTTGCGCAAATCTGCTAGTAGCTCCTCTAGCGTTTCGCTGACTTTTTCGTTTGGATGCTCGCTCAAATACTCACGAATACACAAAACTACGTCCGTGTCGTCCTCGTATTCAAAAAGGCTGTCAAGCCCGCCGTAAATATCGTCCTTATCCTCTCGCCCGCAAATCTCTTTCATGTACTCTTTGATCTTTGCTTCAGCTTTTTCTTGCGTCATTTTCTATCCTTTAACGTCGGTCTTTTGCGCAACGACCACCACTCTGATCCGTCGTATTCGTCGCGTTCTATCCAGTCGGGAGAGTTTTTAAACGTTACCCAACCGTCCCACTCTTGCAAGCCAAACCCACCGTCGTAAGACAGCCATTCGGTCGGTATTTTGCTCCAGTTTATCTCGCCCGAGCCGTAAAACTCGACTTTTTTATCTTCGTCGTATTCGTTTAGGCGGTGAAAATAGTATTCGTCTATCTCGCGCCCTGCGATCACCTCGATCGTTTCGTATTGAAAATTCGCTGCCATTTTTCTATCCTTTCAAATTCAAAAACCTAACATTTTTAATCACGAATTTACGCGGTCTAAGCCGCCTAAATAACCTAAATAGCCGCACGGCTTATCCTTTCTAGGGCTAGGATGACTAGCCCGTTATTGAAGTATCCTAAAGCAAACCCCGCTCAAAGGAGACTAATGCGAGTTGAAAAGCGGGGCTTGATTTAAGATACAAGTTAAAAAGTTTGCGTGGATTTTTCAAGCTCTGATATACACGCGCGATCAGGGCTGACAAGGTCGTTTTTTCAAACGGCAGATGCGTCTCCGCGGGGCGTCCCCCCCCCCCCCCCCCCCCCCCCCCCCCCCCCCGAAACGCTCACACCCTCTGCGGTGGTGCTACCCCGTAGCTTTAGGTTACGTAACCTCGGCGTGGGTCGCCTTATCCTTGTTTGGATAAGTGAATATTAGCATTTCCTATATTAAAAAAGACTTAAATTAATAGGCAATACTAATATTTTTTGAGATATAATTTTTTTAACGTTTATATAGGGGGGGCAGTATGGCACTAAGAATTAGTAAAAGTATAATGGGCGTAAGATTTTCAGGCAACCTCGGCTCACGTGAGCGACGCCCCACGCAAGCGGAGTTGGCGGCAGAGGGTAAAGAACAATTTTTAAGCAAGGTTGCCGAGGTTTGTGAAAATTGCTGCTTTGAATTTATCTTACTTTGTGGGTATAGCAAACAGGCTGTTATTTATGGGCTTAACAACGGCGTAGACGCCCGCCACTTCTTGCCTGATGCCGAGAACTATACTATATTTCAAGAAGTATCAAAGTTAAGCGATGAACTAGAAACAATATTGAATAAGGTTAATTTTTCAAACGTTTTAACAGCAAAAAGACGGGAATTAATAACAGATTTTGTATTTGAAATTTACAGTGCGTCCAATAAAGCAAAAAATATTTATTCTGATGAGCACATCCTAAAAATTATTGCGGAACAAAAAAATAAGCCTTACGAAGTAGTTTTAAAAGAAAAAGAAAAAACTAGAACAAGCGTTGAGAGAAAACTATCAATTGGCAAAAAGATATTTTACGCATTTGCTTTTTTATTTTCTGGGTTATTGTCGCTAGCCAGCATTGCTAGCTATAATGAGGTTGCCAGTGGAAAAACTAACAACTCTACAACTGGGATAGTTTTTGTGGTTTTGATGTCTATCCCTCTTATACTGACAATATTATCCTATAGAAAACAAAAAGGAAGTTAATTTTTTCTCCACTCCCACGGCGGGGTAGGCTCTTTATCTCGCCACAAGCCCAGCCTTTGGCTTTTCGCTTTACTTTCTTGCGCAGTATATTTCTTTGAAAACTTGCGATACGCCCACGCGTAGCCGCTTGCTACCATTTGGGCGTTTATGTCTGTGCCGTTTAGATAGATAGTGCCGATCGTGCGCTTGTATCTATCTTTGCCGCTCTCCTCAACTTCTACGACTTCGCCAGCTATCAAATTTGCCAAAAACTGCTTTGACTTTTTGCCGTATGGCTGCTTGAGTTCGGGTGCGTCGATGCCGTAAAGCCTTACCTTGACCTGTTGTTTGCCTTGCAGTATCGTGATCGTGTCGCCGTCGTGGGTAGAGACGACTTTGCCTGAGAGGGCAAAAAGAGGTAAATATAAGATTAATATAATTAGATATTTTGCGCTCAAATTTTATTCACCAAAAAACCTTATGTCCGGAGGGAAAATCGGCATTTCACTCGTCTAGTTCTAGGAATAATTGAGCGTTTTTCTTTGGTAAAGATTTATTTAACAGCCTCATAAACCCGTCCCAGCTCCCCGATGCTCGCATTAAAGTTATTACGGCGAATAAATGTTGCTGTAACGCCGGGCTGCCTACGTCGTCCGTTAAAAACTGATGGTGGCGAAACGGCCTATTGCCTTTCTCGTTTTTCTTGTTTAAATTTTGCAATTCTTCTAATATGCCGGGAGCTAACCTAGAATACACTATATCGTTAATATAAGCCCCTACTATCTGAGGGTGATTTTTTATGTTTTCGGCATCAAATTTCCAACCCCTAAGCCGGTAAATTTCTTTAAAAAATTCGGCGGGAAATCTTTTTACCCAAATAGCGTGTTCGGTTCTTAAGTATTTTTCTAATAATAGTTTTAGCGCGTCCGCCGTTCTTTTTGCTTGATAGCCGGTCGCTTCGTCTATTAGCGCGATAATGCCGACCTTGGCCACGGCTCTTATAATCAACTCGCATTGCTCGGCATATATCTCTTGTCCGGCGGTTAATAGCCCTGACTTTTTAGCCCGGATAAAAATATCGCACAAATCGATCAATAGCGTAGCGTCGTATCCGTAAGTTTGCGGCGCGCTACCGCCGCTGCCTATCCTTTTAAACACTACTTTATTGTCTAATTTTATCCGGACTTCATCGTCTATTAGCTCGGCTATTTCTTTTTTTGATAAAAAACTGGATAGCGCATTGCCGCCGCCTCTTTTTGGAAAACCTATCGCATTTTGTATCCCGCGACCGGATAAAACGCGCGTTTCATCCTCTAATACGTAGCAAGGTATTTTTATATTGCCTAATACTAAAGGGGTGTCTTCCGCGCCGGCTACGGCATTTAAAATTCTACTACCCATTTTTTATCCTTTCTTTATTTTTTTGCGATTGCCTTTCAGCGGCCGTATTCTAAGCTCTTAAGCTCTTTATACTACGGCCGTAATCTCGCCCGTATCGTTATTTTCGTAAAATGTATAATTATCCTCGTGTCCGCATTTCGGGCATACGACGTCATTTGCGATATACCCCGTCTCATACTGATCATAAATTTCTACTTTTTCAATATTGTCTCCTAAATTTTTTATTTCTGCATTGCATTTTTTACATTTAATTTTTTGCATTTTTATATCCTTTCTATTTTTTTATTTGTTTTATTTTTTTTGTTTATTGTTTTTCACCTCCTATTCTGTTTCTAAAACCTCTTTGAATTTATGGAGTAGCTACCGACTACGCCTCTATTTTATGCCGTAGTCGTTAAATGTAAGCCCCTTATAGACCTCATAATGTATTTTACCGCAAACCTTGCCTAGTATTTCCCAATCGTCGTAACCCTCTTTGTGCGGGTAGATGTCACCGTATTTTGGGTTTAGGCTAATAAGCTTAACTTTGCCGTATGGTAAAAACTCGACCCTCTTTACATATACGATCTCGCCGATCCTAACAATGTAAATGCCTGCTATCTTAATAAACTCGTAGCGGTGGTTTACCATATCGACGATAACCCAATCGCTCTCCTCGTATTCCGGAGACATGCTATCACCTACTACCTCAAATACTTTTAAATTTGCAGGGTTGAGCCCCTTTATGAAACTTTTGTCCACAGCGACCTTGCGCTCCTCGCTGCTAAGCATCTCTAAATCAAACACCCCCTCACTGCCCGCACCGACGCGCATTTCTGATTTTGATAAAAATACAATATTGCTGGGGGCGTAGTCTTTCGGGATAAAGTCGGCGTAGTGTGCAAAGTTATTTTTTAGCTCTTTTTTTACGATGTTAGCTTTTAAATTTGGGTGAGACGGGAAAAAGTCAGTTACGTCTAAATTTAAAATTTCAGCCATTTCTGGGATTTTGTCGAGAGATGGCGTGGAACTCTTTTTTTCTTTACCATTTTTGCCTATTTCGCCTTTTTTTGTTTCATATTGCCCAATGGTGCCTTGGGTGACGCCCATTTTGTCGGCTAATTGTTTTTGTGTTAAATCTGCTTTGTTTCTTGCGCTGCTTATAACGTCTGATAACTCCTTCATAATTGCCTCCTCTAATAAAACTAGATATTTTATCAAAATGATTATTGGTAATTCCTATTAAATTAAGCTTGAATTAAAATAGGAATTGCTAATATTACACTTATGAAAACTCAAAAAATTAGACAAAAAGACATAGCTAAAAAGCTAAACATCACACAAGGCGCAGTTTCTAGCTGGTTTATCGGAGAGAGCAAGCCCTCGATAGACAACGCCGCAAAACTCGAGGAGTACTTTGGCATCTCCGCTAAAGAGTGCGCCGATTTGCCTAACTTTGCTAAGAATAATACCCACTTATTCGGCAGTCTGAAAATACTACGAAAGGCAAACAATGGTAACGCCTAAGTACGATATTAACAAGACCTTTAAGCTATCCAATCAAAACATAGCGAACATCGTAAAAATTCAAAACAAAAAAGGCTTTAGAAGCGATAGCGAAGTCGTGAGATTTGCGCTTGATTTTGTGGCCGTTTTGATTGATAGAGAACTAGAAACGGCAACGATAGCCAAGGTGATTGAAACTATGGCTAACGACAGCCAAAAAGGCTAAAAAATGATGCATAAAATCAAAATACTCGTCAAGGCCGCGTGGATAACCCTAGCCCTTACTTTGCTCTACATAGGAGCTGCTATCTCTTGGGCAGTAGCGGCGTGTATCCTGATGCCGCTATCTCTCATATTGGGGATCGGACGCGCGAAAGAGACTTGGGAATTTTTGAGAGATGAGTTGCTGGACTTTTGCCCTACTCCGAAAGAATTTTTTGAACTTGCTAAAGAGTTTTGGGGCAATATCCTACGCGCCCTAAAAAATAAAAAAAAAAGGGGGGGGGGGAAATAAATGATAGCCCAAACTTCAATCAAAGCATATCGTGCCATAAAACCGTTTCTAAATGGCAAACGGGCGCAGGTATATGAATGTTTTAAACTGCATCCAAGCGGCGCGACGAGGCAAGAAATAGCGCGCTGGTATAAGTTCAAAGAGTGCGGCGTATGCGGTCGCGTAAACGAGCTAGTGGCACAAGGTTATTTAGCAGTCATCGGCACCAAAAAAGACGCCGTTACGGGGCACAGCGCGGAAATTCTAAAAGTAGTTGAAAGGGTCGCATAATGAAGCTGCTAGCCTTGATTATTTGGATAATTTTGAGCTTTTTGGCGGTTTGCCTTTTTGCGTCGGCCGTATTTGCTTGGCTGACGGTAAAGAAATTTAAGGGGGACGAGGAATGAGCGAAAATCTAAATAATGGTTATGCGATTTGTTTTAACTCGTGGCTGCTTGACGAGCGAATACAAAACGAGCTTAGGCTACTGATTTTAATATCCTCTTTATCGGCAAAAGAGGGCTATTGTTACGCTTCTAACGAGTACCTAGGAGAAAAGTTAGGCAAGTCTAAAGATTGGGCTAGCTCAGGAGTAACGAAATTAAAAAATCTAGGTTACATCGAGGTCGAATTGCAAAAATTCGGCGCGGTAGTAACTAATCGAAAAATTAAGATCGTAGCCCTAGAAAACGCAGTTCGTCCGCGAACGGAAAATCCAACGTCCGCCGACGGAAAATCCAACGTCCGCGAACGGAAAATCCAACGTCCGCCATATAATGTATGCGCGCGAATGAATAATACAAGCAGTAATCAATTACAAGCCTTAAAATTACAAGCTTTTAATAATACCCCCTTACCCCCTAAACCGAGTTTGCCGGATTTTCTTGACCCCAATCTTTGGGAGCAATACCTAGCCTACAAGAAAGAGCGCAAAGAAAAACTTAGCAAGCAAGGCATCGAGATGAAATTTAGCGAGTGGGCTAAGTGGGCAAGCGAGGGTATAGACGTCAATGCCTGCATACGAGAGGCAATGGCAAATGAGTGGCAAGGCGTATTCAGGCCTAAAGTGCAAAAAAAGCAAACAGAGCAACAAAGCGTAGATTATGACGATTTAGCGCGTTTCGGCTTTAGAAGCAGCGACGCGATAGAGTGTGAGATACTAGAACTAGGAGCAGATTATGGCGATAGATAGGGTCGATCTGATAATGCAAGCGGTGGAGTGCAACAAAGTCCAAGCGATGATTTACGAGGACGAGATCAAAGACATCCCCGATAGCAGGCTTATGGATTTTTTCAAATTTAGGCTGCAATTTTTGGAACGATACGTAAGCAAAGAGCTAGCGATGAAAAAAGCTATAACCGCGTATAAGACCATCCTCGCAAAAGAGGCGATAAAGCAGGGCAAATACGCCTTTGATAGCCTTGAGACGATGATCGATTTTATCAGGCAAGCATACAAAGGTCAAGAGTTTTGCTACGGGGTGCCGCCGTTTTACGACGTGGTGCGGCTCGCTATCGACGAGGACGGCGACGTCATAAATAAATTCTCCGTAAATAGCTACGGTAAATACTCTAAAATAAGCGGCGAGGATACGCAGGCGGTGTTTGAGTGGCTATTTAATCATCAATACCGCATAGGCGAGGTTAAATTTATCAGCGTAGAGAATTCGGCCAGATACCAAGCCAAAAAGCAAGAAATAGAGCTACGCGAAAAAGGGCAAGATCAAATCATCGACAAGATAAACAAAGACCCGGACGCACCGCTGCCTATCAGCCCTAAAGTCGGGGTGATGCTGGCGATAAGGACTGCGGTATGAAACTAGAGTTTAAGCCGAACGATAGAGGGAATTTTTACGACGTGGCGCGGATAGATTTTGAAAGCGGCGAAGTCGTGATATTCGTCGCAGGCGGCAGGGAGTGCAAGAGGCTAACGGACGGCGAGCTAAGAATAAAAGGCGAGCAAGGGAGGTTGTTTTGATAGAGCTAAATAAAATTTACAATGCCGACTGCTTAGAATTTATGCGCTCAATGCCCGACAACTGCGTTGATTTGGTAGTGACCGACCCACCTTATGAAATATCTATGGGGGGGGGGGGCGGGGGAATTAAAAAAGGGCAGGGATTTTTTGGGGGGGAGGTTTGCCAAATTGGGGACGGGGTTGAC